GTGACTCATGGACCACGGCAATGGTAGCACAAATTAAGAGACAGAAGTGGTTCAGATGGCATGACGCCGGGGACCTCCAGTCTGTTGATCACTTACGCAAAATTTTCGAAGTCTGTAGATTGACGCCGGGCACCCATCACTGGCTGCCCACTCAAGAGCGTCAATACCTGCTGGCTGTAGCTCCTGATGAAGTTCCGGACAATCTAGTCATAAGGTTGTCCGGATCCAAAATTGATGGACCGCGGCCCGGCTGCTGGACTCACACCTCCACAGTCGTAACAAAGGAGGCCACGTGTCCAGCTCCACAGCAAGGCGGCAAATGTCGCGAGTGTAGAGCATGCTGGACAAAATCAATTTCTAATGTAAGTTACGGAAAACATTAATGTACTATCACCCAAACTATTATAAAAAATTGCGTATGCAATACGGACCCCATAAGGCCATTAGCGACAGCCAGGAGAATTCCTCAGCTGCAAGCGTGCGCCCGGGGTCCAGGCCTCAAGCACCAAGCTTCAAGCACCAAGCTGTTGAAGCTTCAAGCAGCAAGCTTCAAGCCCTGAAGCGTAAGCTTCAAGCTTCAAGCCGGAAGTTGCAAGCTCAATAATCCGTGACCCACGGAACATGTGAACAAGTTTCGAGGACCTCGGACCGAGGCTCTCGGCTATGATGAATGTGTTCTTGGGATGTGTCACATGCCATGCAATTTGGTGTGCAGAAAATTTGAGTTTATTCCCTCGGGTAACTTTTAATTCTACTGTGAAAAAGTGATTGAAAGCATTATAACCCAATAGATCAGGAGTACCCAAAGAGCTAAGGTTTTCAAGCCTAGTCCAAACAATCCCTGATGATTTCTTACGAAGTTTTTGATATAATTTTGCCTCTGGACCCATGTCTTTATCGAGGTAACGACCTCGTGCATTAGTAGTCTTTTTTTAACTTATCTGGAAGAATTATTGGAGAAGGTTTTTCAGTTTTTAAAACTAATCTGTGCGCTGTATGACCTTTGAAACCAACAATGGGAGCCTGATTCTCATGCACTTCCATTCTTCTCACATCATACAACGTACCATTAACTTCACACAATATTACAGCATTTTTCACTGCATCTGATCCTTTCGTGAAGGAAGTAAGAATTTGTTGCATGTCTTGTACTCGCATTAATGTGTGCCGTCTCCGAATTTTCTTGAAGTTGTTAAGTCTTGAATTTGTTTTGAGAGTCTTTTATTATCCTCTTCAATCTCTGTCAATCTTAATTGTAATTTTCCATTATATCTTTGATGATTGTCATTAATATCTTGAGCACTACCTAGTCTCTCTTGTAGTTCTTTCATCTCAGGAGAATTAGTTCCAATTCCTTTTATGATTGTGTTCTCTCCTTCAGCTTCCTGTGCTCTCTTGAGCAAAACTAAATTTGCTTTGGTTATTTCAACCATCTTAGTAGATAGCTCTTCTATAATTTGTTTACTACCCGCTAACAGATTCTGGTCTTTTATCCACTGAGATTCTTTTTGTTTAAATTCCCAAATATCTCTCTTGTGTTGTTGAATTAAAAGAGGTACGCCTTCTATATCTTTGTCTTCACTATTCATTGTGGTTCTCCCATATATCTCTGTATACTCCCTTTTTTTTCGCTTCTTCAACAGACATTATAATTTCGTCATGACTTTCAGCTCCTCTTCTCATAAAAGCATAGCCATCATTTTCTGTATGCTGAACTATATTACCGTCTCTAATTGTTATCCAACTCTCTGTTTGTGAACTCATTTTCTTATAATATGCTTTCTTAGTGCTCTGATTAATTCTTCTATCTTATCAATGATAGAAATGAGAGATGGATCTGTAATAGAAGTTTGTTGAGCTTTAAGCTCATCATACTCTTTAAGAGGTATAGTAACTGTACGTCTAGAAGTATGCTCATCTTCGTACGTAGCTTGTTCAGCTCTTTCTCCATTTTTATCCTCATCTTTCATATTGACAATATAGGATAGTTACCTTAAATTGTCAAGTGTAGCCAGTTTGAACTAAACTCACTCATGGCTACATATTATGGGTGTACCAAAAAGATTAACAGAAATGCAAAAGAGGTTCGCTGAATTTATAGTATTCGGTGGACCTGATGGACCAGTCTCACAGATGGAAGCTGCAAAGCTAGCTGGCTACAGTCACAACAGAGCCAGACAAGAAGGATCAGAGCTTATGAATCCAAGACTGTCACCACTGGTAGCAAAGTTTGTTGGTGAACTTAAAGAAGAAAGACTTAAGAAGTTTGAGGTCAGTTATGAAAAACATATAGCAGAACTAGATAGAATTAAAAATCTGGCCTTGAAGAAGGGATCTTTTTCTTCTGCAGTAAACGCCGAAACCAATCGAGGCAAAGCAGCAGGGCTGTATATAGACCGCAAAATAATAAAACATGGAAAGCTAGAAGAGCTAACAGAGGAACAACTAGAAGCCAAAATGAAGCAAATTCTAACCGATTACGAACCGTTATTGAATGCGAAGACTGTTGAAGCATTACCAGATGAAGTTAAGGAAGTTTCGTCATCTTCTTCACACAAGAAGAAGGAAAAACAGACCGTTCCGAAAAGTGAATAGAGCCATCAGCTTCTACATCATATCCGGCAAATATTTTAATTGTATCATTATCTTTACTAAATAACCAACCTTCACTAACAGGTGTTGCTAGTTTCATATTCTGAAACTCTTTCTCAGTACCCCAACCACCTTCAGTAATTATATCAATCCAATCAATTCGATATCTTGAGTAAGGAAACTTAACTTCCTGTCTTATAGTCTTCGGTTTGATATAAGTATTTACTCTTCTGGATTTCTTTATTTTTTTTCGTGGCATAGTAATATTTAGATTATGTTTTTCATTGAACTTATCCCAGAACTTCTCTCCTGTCATCCCCTTAGTTTCCCTATATAAGCCTTCTGTACAAAAAAATGTTTTTTATTTTAAAAATATTTTTGAAACGATGGAACGTGGAACTTTTTAGCCTTTTTTCTCTACAAGTAGCTTATATAGCTATTTATTTAAGTTCCATGGAAGTTCCATGAGTTCCATGAGGTTAAATAAGCCTTGGTTTCATTGACAAAAAAAACGGTGTTTTTGGCCAAAAAGTTCCATAGACTGTTACCTCTATTTTTCTTGCCTTTTTTTGGACACATTACGGCCAGATTCCAGCCTTTTTTTAAACACTTTTGATAATTTGTTCAGGCTCTAGGGCTATATTTCCTGAAATACTTATTCTATCCTTATTGGAGGTGTAGAAGGGATATACTTGATGTGTTAAAGTAGCAGGAAAAAATAACATCGTTCCTTCTTGCTTTGGTGACAAAGACATTTGGTGGTTTTGAATTCGTCCTAGGGTATTAATGTAGAAAAATTCAAAACAGCCAGCGCTAGGAGAATTAGAATGTTTAACAAAAGGTAATCTCTTTTCCTCTTTCCCGGAATAAGGTATTTTACACCAAATTACAAAAGAAAAGACTCCAGCGTGATCGTGGAAAGGGTTAAATTGATGTTTCTGTTGATGATTAACCCACATCTCGTCTAAAACATATTTACAATCCCTAGTTAAAGTTTTGTGTGCACAATTACCAAAGTGGTGAGTGTAGTGGGACATGCATGTCTTTAGAATATTTTCAAAAAACCAATTATTTTTGTCGGGAATGTTATGAGACATTCCAATATTGCCCGCCAAATCGGGATTTTTTGTTTTTTGTTTATTTTTAATGGCATCATTTAGAAATTTTAATGCCTCTGGAGGAAGTTTCGTTTGTAAGTATCCCAAGTTGGTGAATGAATAGGGTACTATTTCTTTTAATATGCTATTTTCCATTTTTATCAAATTCCTTTAGTAATTGAGTAGTGTCAATGTTAGCTATCTCTTTTTCATCATGCATTAATTCATAGTACAGGTTTAAACGCCTCATCCATTTGTGTTTCCAACGTCTTAGATCAGCGTCTTGAATCTTAAATTCTTGATAATATAGGTCAGGAGTACATACCATTATAACTCCTTGTCTTATTTGAGATCCATATACATAGTCGTGAGCCATGGCGTATGCAGAAATTTGCATGTAATAATCTTCTATCCATTCTTCTCTCTTGGGTCGGTTAGCTTGTTTAAAATCTACAATAGTTTCCATGCCATTATGAAGGCAAACCAAGTCAGTAGCCCCAGCGTATAACCCAGGATAATGCATCGTAACTTCCGAGCCGTAATATTCTTCCACAGGTGTAAGACCAACCTCAATAATTTTGTTGGCCATGGGACGCGCCTCTTGTCCGATAGGGCTGAGATCATCATACCCAATCCCAGTGATGTGGTCCTCCAAGAACTTATGCATGGATGTCCCCCGTTTACTACTATAATTTTTAATTGATTCTGCTTTGTCATGTCCAACCTTATTTTTCCAGGCTGTTAAATAACTCTGATCCTTTGTCTTTGCAAGAACTGTTGTAACGGATGGTAATTTTCCTCCGCCAAAATCATAGGTCCGTGAGCCGTGGTGCTCGTACCTTTGTCCACTGATGTATCTGTATTTATTACTTTTTTTCATGTTTTAGATTCCTCTCTTTATTCTTCATTAACTCTTTATACACTGTATCCATATTACTCCAAGTAATCTCGGAGTATCGTTTACGATACTTATCGTTCGATACTCTAGACTTTCCATCCCATTTAGGTTTTTTATTTTTTTTCATTTATTATAAAATTTATAGAGATACATACCCTAGGTTTATCACTCTGATTGGGTGAAACACCATGTTCCATGCCAGCGTTAAATAAAATAAATTTATTTTCTTCAGGAGGGAAAAACCATTGACTACTATCTAACTCATGTTTTTTATACTTTAAGATTAAGTCTCCACTGTTCTTGGGAACTTTAACATAATAAACACCTGCAATATCCACATTAGATCCCAAGTGATTATGAAACTGTGTGCTTTCATTTTTATAATGAACCTGAGCCCAGTGATGGCCTTCTCCTTCTATCATCCTTAAGGAAGTACCAAACTTATCTTCATACGCATCACTCATCTGTTTAGCTATCCATTTAATTTCTTTATTTAATGATATGACTATATCTTCTGAGCGTGTAAGATTTTTATTTTTACTTATTCTTTTTTTATAATTTTTAATACAAAGTTTACTAAGCTTTTGATTATCTACTTGGTCAATGTATCCATAAATAAAACCATGCGTGTATAGAGTTACGTATTCACTTTTCATTTTTTTATTACGCTATTTCCTACAACAAGGATATCAAGTTCTGAATTTTTAAATAAATTCAAGGCATCACTAGGGTCTCCAGCTATAGGCTTTCCATTATCGTTTAATGAGGTGTTTAATAACATGGGTAAACCAGTTAAAGATTCAAACTCATCTAGTAGCTTATAAAAGTGTTTATGATTTGGTTTTACTGTTTGTATTCTAGATGTTCCATCGACATGGGCTATAGGTTTAAAAATTTTATCTTTAAACTTAACACTGAATTTCATAAATTCACTCTCACCCTCCCAATCAAAATAGTCTTTTGTTTTATTTAGTTTAACAGAAGCTGCAAAAGGCCTGAAGTCCTCTCGGTGCTTCACCTTTTCATTTAATATATGTTTACCGTTTTTAACTTCGGGACTCATTAAGATGGATCTGTTGCCTAGTGATCGTGGTCCTACTTCTCCATGTCCTTGGTACCATCCAACTGTTTTTCCTTGTGCTAATTGATCAGCAATCGATTTAATTGTTTTAGTGGTTGGATGAGGAGGAGCCACGTCGCTTTGCCAAAAAGGAAAATTATTTTTTTTAAATTTTGGCTGTTCATGTAGTTTTCTTAAAAATTCTACACCCCCTAAAGTTAAGCCTTCATCGGCACAATGAGGTGGTATAATAATATTTTTAAATATCTTTTTTAGTTTAGAGTTTACACATACATTATGCGCCACACCCCCTGAATAAGTTATTTCTTCATTACTCGCTAAATACTTTTGAAAAAATGGTGGTATTTTTTCTTCAGCATATTTATGTAGCGTGTGTAAAAAATTTAACAAAGAAAACCTGGCTACCCAGGCGCTTTCATGAACAGCGTCTAACTTGTGGTAATTAAAAACTTCTTTGTTTTTTTCATAATCTAAATTTTTAATTTTTCCCCATAATTTTTTATCAATTTGTCCAAAAGATTGTAAGGCCATCAATTTACCTGCCTGATCATCGACAAGGGTATCAGGCAGTCCGAATAACTTACCCATGTTTCCTAAGAAACATCCAAAAGATTCGAGCTCGTTTAATGTAAAAGTTTTTATCTTTTTGTTATCTTTAAAAAAACTTGTCGACTGCCATAAATCACCCCATCCATCTAATACTGCATGGTTGTTTGTGTTACTTAACATCCAAGAAGAGAGGCTGTGTGCATAGTGATGATCTAGTCTATAGACAGGACATTTAAGATCTGTAAATGGTTTAAAAGGTATTTTAATTATTTCATATAGTTTATCTGGATCTTCTTTTTTAATTGAAGGGTGCTTGTAAACATCCATGATAATAGCAACTGCATCTAACTCGTTAATATTAAAGTTTAAAAAATTAGTTGCCTGAAACCAGTCGTATAAATTATTATATCCAAAATGTTTTATTTGATTTAATCTTTCAGGTTTAAAGTATTGTAAATTGGTGCCATCTGTGTAACAAATATTAGAGTCGTGTTCGTCTAATCTCAACGCTAAAAATTTCATTTAAGTATTCTTATAATAAAGGTTATAACTTAGTCCATATCTAGCTTTATCAATTAAATTTCTATTGCTTTTATGTTTTAAAAAACTAGAAAAAACAGCAAAATTCCCTGGTTTAGCTTCTATTGTTTCATTTATTTTAGGAAAAATAAGTGACTGTGGATGTTCATTTAACATTATTGCACCAGATAAAAAGGCAGGTGTGTGGTGATGAAGTCTACTATAATCATGGAAATCCTGTCTATAACCCCACGCCTCTTCCATATTCCACTTCGGGCCGTTTTCATAAGATGACTCATCTACTAAGTCAAAAATAGGTAGTAAAAGTTTTAAAAATTTTTTATCACCCATAAGATACTTATAACCAGTCATCTTTGAAACTAAAAAGGTTTGATAATTCTTGTTAGTTTGTTCTTTTATTCCCTCGTCTATTTTTTTAATAAAGTATTTACTATCAATGGGTATATGACCTGTTAGAAAAAAATACTCTCTTTCTGTTTTAGCCTGTATTAGTTTACTTATTTTCATGAGCTGGTTTATAAAGCTTGTATTTTAATGTGAGCTCTGATCCTTCTTCAATATCTTCAATAACCACAATATTCCATCTATCAAATCCAGGTCTAATTCTAACTTGAGATCGCTCACAATTAGGTTCATCTGAATGATTGATAAATCCTCCTAAAGGAGTTCTGATATATTCTCCATCAATTCTATAATGAGATATACCTAGCGGAGTCCCCATCACTAACCTGCGTGTGGTAAATAATCCCTGGCCCGCGATCCCTGAGTCGGCAACCTGGAGCCCTGATGGGAGAGGTTGATACTGTTTCAGTTTATCCAAATCGTGGTATTCTTTTATGTCTTCGTCGTTCATCATAGCGTTACCAACATAAAGATACTTAATAAAATCATAAGAGTAAGCCCGGAAAAAACAATTATAAAAAAGTTATTCACGTCTCATTTTCCCTTCCCTACATACCCCATCGTCTAGATTTACATACAGCATGTTAATTATTCTTGTAAATTTTTTATCCCGCCTCGGTCTTGCTATTCGACTACCTTTTTTAGGACCACTTAACCTAAAGTTTTCTGTTTTTATTTCCCAGGCTTTAGTTTCACCAGTAGCAGGATCAAAAGTCAGTAGATCTACAGCTCCATAAGGTTGACAGGAGTCAAAGACATCTAGTCCTTTTTTTAATAAATAAACGAGAGCGATTTTTTCACTTAAGCACCCTTTACGGTTTTGGTTCATTATCTTTCTTTATTGTATGATATATATGTGTTTTTATATCTTTCTCTGTTTTAATAATTGTTAAAAAATCTACTCCACTATACGCTTTGGCATAGACATTATTACTTACAGCAATTCCTGCAGTAGAACTAAGCATAGCGAACTCAGTGCAAGAACTTGTAAGTATTGCGATCACCGTGATCAGCATCATCGCTTGCAACCATCGGGGGTTCGTATACATAAAATTCTCCTTCTGAGTCACATTCCCAGCATTGGTGGATGTGATTCTTTTCATCAATATGGACAACCTTAACATATCCGTTGCCATTGCACACGTCGCAAATTGCCTTGTGAACTCTATATTTTTTTAATCTTGCCATTTAACTTCTTCGCTTTCTCGTTTGCAATCTGTTCGATGGTTTTACTAATTGATAATTTAGCATCCGGTAATAATACCTTCGACAAATTAATCAAAGTCTTGTATGTTTCATGCGTTAGTGAAACATTTCTATATTTACTGATATCAGTCATATTTTTGTTTTACCTTTCATTTATAATGACTATATAGGATTTTTTAAAAGGATTGTCAATGATAAAATTTAGTTTAACATTATGGGTGTGTTCTTTTTTGAGTGCCCAAACTGCATGTCTACCCCCTATCCCTTACCCTACCACCTATGATAGTTGGTACCAGTGTTCCAGAGCGGCTCACTCTGAGTCTTTAAAACTTATTTCTAAGATGGGTTATAAATATGTGAATGATAATAAAATTGCTATGCGTTATACATGTAAATTAGAGGAGAGTATTTGACAATAAGGCAGGAATGTGGTATGCGAACTCTTCTCACCACAATTAACCTATTCTAATTCCCTTTGGGATAGGTTTATTCACAGATAACTCCTTGCCAGGTTCCCCTTTTATCATTTAAAAACCATGCGTTATGTTTTTTATTGTAGGTAGTTATTGCTTCTCTATGATCGTCCGCGAACATTAAACATTCGTGAACTTCCATAGGTCTACTTAGGTCGTATCTTTCTTGTAGGAGCGTTCCGTCGAAAAGTAAAATCAATATTACGAGTGTCTTCACCATGGATTTTTTGTCCCCATCTAACAATTTTATCAAAATTCCTGGCCTTAATGCTTAAGTCAGGACCAAATCTTCGCCATGAAGACTTAACAAGATTTAGCTCTAAAAGCAAGCTAGACCATTGTTTTGGAGATATGTTAGATACTTTTATATGTACTTCTTTCATTCTTTTAATATAGGATGGTAAAGGATACTTGTCAACCCTTAATATTTAGGATATATTATATATTATGAAAGTGATAAAAAATTTTTTACCTCCTGATTTAATAGTTTTTTTACACAATTATTATTTAACCCTTCCTCATTTTTATGGTCATAAGTCTATTCCACCAGAAGAGGGTGGTATTCCATTTTATGCTCATGACTTAAGTTCTCAAGATCCTTTAACTAATTATTTATGTATAAAAGTAAAAGAAGCTGTCTTTAAGGATGAACCTTTAGCTTTTATAGGAGTTTATTTCAATGTTCAACATGTGGGAATGGACGGCTCTTTTCATGAGGATTTTGCAGAAAACACTGTATTATTAATGATTAGTGATACTTCACCTGATGGAGGTGGTTTTGAATACATGAAAGATGGTAAAATTAAGAAGATACCTTTCGTACAAAATACTTTAATAAAGTTTAATTCCAAAATTATGCATCGAGGGCGCTCTCCTAAAAAAGGGGTAAGAATTACTCTTGCCTTTAAAACTAAAAAAAATATTTAAGTACCAGTTCTAGGTAAATATTTTCCCATTCTTTTCTCATGTTTATTGCGATTCTTTTTATGACGTCCTGGTCTATGCTTTTTAGTCTGCTCGTGGTAGTTGCTAACTCCCCACTTCGGTATTGTTGCCATCTTTTACAGGTTCTTTAGTTCCAATAGGTAAATAGTTAATTTTTCCATTAATGCGTTGGTGACAGTCAGCGCCACAAGTTACACATCTATAGATCTCAGGAGTTAAGGAGACAAACATACTTTCATGATGACATACATTACATACACCATTCGTAACTTGAGCTGCTAATTCTACTTTACCGAAGGTTTTGTCGTACATGTTTTTCTTTTCTCCTATACTTAGTTTTATCTCTTATAATTTTCTGTGTAAAGAACTTTAAAGCTTTAGCAATTGGATTTCTTTTACTGAAGAATGAGTTTTTTGATTGAGATCGAGCCATCTATATTTGTCTCTAGTTCTGCTTCAGATTTTATACAAGTATATTGTACGTTTGGTTGGTACTGACGTTCTGCAACACGCTTACCCTTAAGGCACACCCCCATCGAGGGTTGGATACGATGCTCTTTAATTTCATTATTAACTAGCATTAACAAGGCTATCACTACTTCAGTCATTAACTAAGCCCCCACCAAATTAAAAATATAGGTATAATAATATGCTCAAAAATTTCATACAGACAAATAAAAACTAAAAGCCATGTAAAGAATATGCTGGTTTTAGATTTTAATGTTATGTACTTAAACATTTTCTCATGCCATGTAGTTATTTTATGTGTAAGCTTTAATAAACTTTCTTTCATTAATGCGTCCTGTTTCCGTTAGAAAAATCTCTTTGTTTATCCTTAAGTTTTTCTACATCATCTTGTAGTTTCTTTACTTGTTCATCTAAA